GGCGATCGGCGAAGCCTTCGTCCGTTCCCAGGCGGTGACTCTTCCTTCCGCCATGTTCATCAGCCTCCACACGGCGTCTCTCGACGCGGCTGGTACGAACATTGGGTCGGAGGTGAGTGGTAACGGATACGCCCGTGCATCACTCCCGCCTGCGTCGATCTCTAACGCCTCCGGCGTTCTGACTACTACCTTGGAGATCGAGTTTGACGCGTCCACGGCTGACTGGGGCACGATCGTTTCGGTCGGCATCTGGTCGGACGCAACGTCCACGGACCTTTCCCATTACTACTGGTTCGATGACCTCGCGTCGCCGGTAGTCCTATCGTCCGGCGAGTTCTTTACGATCCAGGCCGGAGGGTTGACATGGACTATACAGTAAGAGAGATCACGGTTGCCCGGTACGGGGCCAAGGTCCTGGCTGCGATCGAAGAGATCTGCCTGCGACTCGGCATCTCTGAAGAAGCTGTGGCGGCCTTGCTGGACTCTATCGTGAGTCCCGCAGCTTCCTCTGCGTTCACCGGCAGCATCGCCGCCCCGCAGCTAGACAGCTCGGACGACACGGACGCTGACCGCGACGCTTTCGCGATGCTGGTGGCGCAGATGGCATACGGGCAGGAGACGCCCGGCCCTGACGCCGTGAGCCTGGCTCGCCGTATTTCGATGGAGCTTTACACTGCTTCGCTTTAGGAGGTGCCGCCATGCAGGACATTAAGATTCACCGAGGCACCATTGAGCTTTCCCCCGGTACGAACTCCGCCACGACGACGGTCACCCTGACCCGCGCGGCGGCAACGGCCCTCTCCGAGGGTCGCCTTCTTCTCCGCCGCCAAAGCACTGGCTGCGGCTCCCTCGCCTATAACCCTGGCAACCTGAATGGCTCCACCGCGGGCCAGTACACCTCTATCCTGACGATGTCTGACGGCGGCGGCACCACCTTGACGATCCAAGCGGATGTCCCGCCCGTTGCAGCCTATGTGAACTTCGTGGGCTGGGAGCTTTGGGAGTACGCTGGCCTGGCCGGTGGCCCCAACGAGTTCATCAACCGCGGCAGCTTCGCGCCGGAGCTTACCAACAGCACGGTAGCGTTTTTCGACGCTGTTACTCTGCCCAACGATGCGGGGGCGGCGAGACACAAACAGACTATTCCCGTGACCCGCGGTGAGGAGTTCACGCTGGGCAACAACCCCGGGGTATTTTCCGAGCACCTCGGCACGTGGAACGTCCGGTTCAACAACAATTTTTTCGGAAGCTCGACGTTCTACGTAGCGCGCTCGGTGGCGAACGCTTCGTTCCCGTTGACCTGCCACCTAGACAGCGTCGAATTTACAGGTGCCGCCTGGTACACAAACTATTTCGAGATCGTTCCGGGGTTCACGAACTCCTCGACCGGCTCGTTCGACTTCCTCTATTACAACGTGGACTGGGATCACACGATCCCGATGACCATGCAGAAGCGGACCTCCAACTCGGTCGGCTGTAACTACACGGCGGCGATCCGCCCCGGCAACGACACGGCCGTGGTGAGTTTCGTTACGGACACGGGGTTCCCTACTACGGACACGAAGCAGATCGTCGTCGGCGACGCGGCCAGCGTGGCTGTCTCTGTGGCGTCGAACGACTTGTCCGGCTGGACGCTGTCGAGTGGCAACATGCACGTTACGCAGCTTGACTCGGTGGATATGGGGATCTCGATCCCTCAGCTCCCGAAGGCCCAGCGCCTGGATCCGCAGAACTTCGACACGGGCCTGGACACTACGGTCTCCGGTATCGGTGCTTCGGACTTCAGCGACCTCGCGTTGACTGTTGGTCCTAAGTCTCTGTCTACGACAGCCAGTCTGTCGATCGGAAGTCACTTGCTAAATTACAAACTGGAGGACGACTCCGGCACGCTGCGCCTGGATTGGCAACGGGGTCTTCCTGACCTCACCTCGGTAGTCCCGCAGATTCAATACGTGGCCTACGTGGCTCGGTTCCGCACGGATGACTACGAGATGCAGAAGCCGAACACGACCCCGGCCTCCGCTACGAACGGCGTTGCGGACACGGACCTGACCGTGGACTTCATGGCTATCGGTAGCGCGGGCGCGGTAGGCGCGGACACTACGTTGACCGTGAGCGACGGCTCTTCTGCTTACGAGGCGTACCCGGCAGGGGTTAATGACCCTCTGCTGCCTACGGACGAGGGCCTGTCTTACCAGCTTCCGACTACAGCGACGGTGTCGGTCAGGAAGACGTTCCCGCTGGACCAGCCTTTGGCGTCCGAAGCGGTCGGCGTCTACCTCAACTTCAACCGCCTGGACAGCCGGGACCTGAACTCTTTCAGGTTCTATTGGCAGAACGCTGCGGGCCAGGGCTTCGCCTCTAACGTGGCCGTGGCTGAAGGACGAGGCGTGGAGCTTTCTACGGACATGCCGACCGGCAACTTGCCCAGCCGCGTTTTCGTGGACCTTTCTGCTGAGTCCGGCTGGACCGGCAGCATCCACGGGTTGGCCCTGGAGGGTCAGTCAGTTTCGGGCCAAGTCGGCCCGCAGTTCCGGCTGCGATCCTTCGAGTTTGTAGACTCTGTCCCCTCGGGGATGATCCTTGACCTCGATCTTGCTTCTCTCGCGGAGGCGGTTGTCAAGGGCTTCGCGGCCGACGCGATCGGACGGCTCGTATTGACCCAGGACGCACTTGCTCGGACCGCCCCTTCCCAGGGCGTGATCGGGCGGCAAACTCTCGTCACAGAGGCTTCAGGCCTTTCTGACTCACAGGAAACGGCGTTGGCCTCCCTCATCGGGACGCTGGACGTAGAAGGAGCGATATAATGGCACTAGGAAATCAGTATGACTTCGCGATGCACTCCGGCGACACGCTGACGCTCAACGTCACGGTCCAGGACGCGGACGGGGTCGCGGTGGACCTGACGGGTGCTACCTGCACCTTCGGTCTGTCGAAGCAGGACTCGGACGGGATGCCCAAGGGCTCCTCTCTGGCGTCTCCGGTGGTCACGATTGTGAACGCCGCGGCGGGGAACGTCTCCGTCGCGATCATCCCCACGGACACGGCTCCGCTGGCGGGTGACTATTACCACGAACTTCAGGTGGTTGACGCGTCAGCGAACGTGTCTACCGTCCTGTACGGCACTGCGACGATCCAGAAGGATCTGCTCGCGTAGGGGGTTCCCTCATGGCTCTAGTAGTTGAAGACGGTACGGGCTTGGCGAACGCCAACTCATACGCCAGCGTGGCGGATGCCGACGCATACCACGCCCTCCGCGGAAACTCAGTCTGGACCGAGGCCGCGGACTCTGACAAGGAGATCGCCCTGGTCCGCGCTACGGATTACATCGACATGTCCACCTTCAAGGACGAGGCGGCGACGGCGGGGCAGGCGCTCCAGTTCCCGCGACACGACCTGTACAACCGAAACGGCGAGCAGGTTGGCGAGACGGTCCCGGAGGAGATCAAGCGGGCGTGCTACGAGTACGCGCTTTCGAGCTTCACGTCGAGCGGCGACTTGCAAGAGCTGACGCCGACGCCTGACCAGAGTGAGCCCCGCGCGTTGACGCTGGAGCGAAACAAGGTCGGCACCCTGGAGACGGAGCAGCGCTTCGACTCTTCGGCCGGGATTCGGGTTAAGAAGAGCTACCCCCGTGCTGATCGCATCATGAGCACCTCCGGGTACCTCCTGAACGGTGGGGCTGGTTCGGCTGGCTCCGTGATCCGATGAGCGACTTGGCGCAGACCGCCGCCGACCTGATCGCAAAGTTCGGTCGGAAGGCGACTCTGCGGGTAACCACTCGCGTCGTTGGGGAAACGGCGAAGCCCTGGGGCTCCGCCACGGACACGACGAAGGTCACGGATCACAAGGTGGTCGCAGTTTTCCAGGACAGCGCGGCTACGGACATGCAGAACCGCGTGTCCTCAGTCGGCCGCCTGGTCACTGACCCGGTCCAGAAGCAGCAGATGACGGTTCTGATCGCAGCCAAGGGGCTGAAGATCGAGCCCACGATTGACATGACTCTCATTAGCGGGTCGGAGGAGTACGAGATCGTACGGGTCACTAAGACTGAGCCCGGGCGGACGGCGTACCTCTACACGTTGGAGGTACTCAACTAATGCCTACGGTCCAGACCCGAAGCGAGCTTATGGATGCCTTGTACGGAAAGGTACAGGCCACATGGGAAGCGAACGTCACTTCGGCGTCTGCTCCTTTGTACTACGATAACCTGGAAGCCCGTCGGCCCAGCGATCCGTCGCTTTGGGGCCGGGCGGTCATCCTACACAACTTCGGGACCACCACTACGGTTGGCCCCGCAGGGAGAGGCGCGAAGACCGACCGACGATTCGGCGACCTTTACGTCCAAATTTTCGCCCCGGCTGGGGACGGAATGTTCGAGATTGGAAACCTTGCTGACGACTTGGCCTCGGCCTTCGAGGCGGCTCCGGTTTCATTCCCGGTACGGGTAACAGACACAAACATCAATGAGATCGGCGTCGATGACGATGGCGTCTACTTTCAACTGAACGTAATTGTAGGTTTCTCCTACGATCGCGTATCATAAATTTAGGAGAATCTTAATCATGGCAGATACAAACAAGGTTGAACTCTCAGTCGTCAAGGAGACCACTCCGGGCACGAAAGAGACGGCGGAGTACCTGAACGTCCCCTTCAACAGCTCGACGGACCTCGGCCTCACGCCTGAGTACGTCCAGAGCACGCAGATTAACAGCAACCGGGCCTCCGGCGAGAACATCCAGGTCGGCCAGACGGTCGAAGGTGGATTCGACCTCGACATCCAAAACACCTCGAACAGCGACTCTGACTCGGGCGCGGCCGCTCCGAACCCGATTGACGAGATGCTGGGCGCGGTCATTGGGTCCGACGCTCCGGTTGACGGAACCGCGAACTACGACGTTGACGAGAGCGCTCTGACCGTTGCGAGTGGTACCACTGGTGCCGTGACCGGAGCGACGGCGAACCTCACTGGCGGCCTGGCGCTCAATGACCTCGTGTACGCGTATAACCCGACTACGGGGCTCAGCTCTGTCGCTTCCTGCCGAGACGCTTCCGGGACCATCGCGTTCCGCTGCCTCCCGGCTTTCGCGACTCACGCGAGCAACAGCATCGTGGGTGGGTTCACTCACCGGGCGGGCTCGGACGACGTGTCGTTCTCGATTCACCGCGAGTACACGGACGTGTCGCAGCACGAGTTCCTGACGGGAATGCGCGTCAACACGTTCAGCCTGTCCTCGGGTGCTGACTCGATCGTGACGGGTAACCTCGGGTTCCTCGGCACGGGTCACGAGTACACGGGGCACTAATGGCACGACCAAGGCCTCCACGCAGCCTGCGTACGACGGCGCTATGTCTTCGGTTGGTACGAGCGTTACGGTCCAGCCCCTGGGCAGCGCGGCGTTCAGCCTCGGCGCGAACGGCAACTTCGTCACGGACCTGTCCGTGGACATCGGTGCCAACATGCGGGAGCGCCGGGCGCTCGGTTCGGTCGCACCCGTGGGCCTCGGCCAGGGCACGATCGAAGCGACGGGCAGCCTGACCTGCTACTTCGCCGACCGCTCGATGGTTGAGCTGGTCCTCTCTGGTCAGCAGTGCTCCATGTCCATCGTTGTGGACAACGGCACCTCGGCCTACGGGGTCTACCTCCCCGCCGTGGTCTTCACGCAGGGCAGCCCCAGCATCAGCGGGCAGAACGAGGACGTCCTCGTTGAGATGTCCTTCAACAGCCAGAAGGCCATCGGCCTCCCGGCGGGCGAAGAGCAGGTCATCTCGATCGGTTCTTTCCCCTACACCTACAGCTCGTAGGTTCTTAGCACACTGAGAGGCGGGCGGTCCAAGTAGGGCCGCCCGCTTCGTCTCTAACCCCCGTTCTATTATTCCCTAATCAGAAGGAGATACCAAAAATGAGTCTTTACAGCATGTTCGAGACCAACGAGGACATCGAGGTGGAGGGTTTCCGCCTTGAGATCGTCGATGGCGAAAATGTTATCGCATTCCAGATCGCCCGCTCGGGTGGTCGCAACAAAAAGTTCGCAGCAGCCCTCCAGGCGGCGATGAAGCCCCACGAGATGGCGGCGCAGCGCGGCAAGGTTGACGACAAGATCGCAGAGGCGATCCTCATCAAGTGCATCGCGAAGCACATCGTCAAGGGCTGGGAGAACGTGGTTGGCCGCGGCGGTGAGGAAGTCGAGTACTCCCCGGAGGCTGCCGAGGTTCTTCTGACCGAGCTTCCTGAGCTTCGGGACGTTATCTGGGCCGAGGCGAACAAGATCGCTAACTTCCAGGTTGAGGAGTCCGCGGAGTTGGGGGAAAGCTAAGCGAATACATCACGTGGACCCTCCAGTGGGGGGCGCACGCTGATAGTATTCGCCAGGCCGCCCTCAGTTCTGGCAGACCGATCCCGGATACGGCAATCCCACCGGAGATCCCGGACCGCGGCATGTCGTTCGTCGAGGCGTTCTGGAACCTGAGCACCTGTAGGGTCATCGGCCCTACGGGCGTCCCCGGTCCCATTGCCTGGACAGCGGTTGACGCATACGCAGAACGCTACCATATAACCCGGTTTGACGACCTCTACCAAGAGTTCCAAACCGTCATCGGGTCGATGGACAAGGCGTTCCTGGATCACTCTCACAAAAAAGCAGAGGCCAACCAACAGGCGGCTTCAGCTAAGTCATAGCCCAACCCCTCTTATTCCTGAGTGCAACGGGGCGTTCTCTTAGGAGCACGAGAGGTGGGCGGGCACTACCGGGGGACCGGCGTCTTCGGGCGCTGGTCCCTCGCATCCTTCCCTTTTCTCCAAGTCTGGAGGCTAATATCATGGCAAAGTTTGATCGCGGCCCGGGCCGCAGTGCTTTTGGCTTCTCTTCTAGGACAAACGCGAAGGCAGTATCCCGGCGCATCGAGGCGCTGGGCCGACGGTTCGAGGTGAACGTCGGTGAGGTTTTTAAGCAGGCGGCGACGCTCAGCGTCGTTGAACTGTATCACTCCAACCCGGTCGATAGCGGGCGGTCTCGGTCTAACTGGAGGACCTCTATCGGTACTCCTAACCTAAAGTACGACCGGGGTGCGGACTCTGGGGCCAACGCTATGGCCTCGCAGGCTCGCGCGGGCATGAACGGGGCGAGCTACAAGACGACAAAGTTCTACGTGTCGAATAGTGCTCCGTACATCGAGACACTTAACCGGGGGTCGAGCCCGCAGGCTCCGGCCCACTGGATTCGCTCTGCGGTAAAGAAAGTCACTTATCGGCTCAACCGCAGTCAGCTATTCAAAAGACACGGCGTAAACATTTATTAAGGGGGACATAATGGCACGAGAAGAGATGGTTATTGCGTTTAAGTCG